CCGCCTAAAAACGATCAAGAAGATTTAGGCGGTTCCAACGAAGAACCGCCTAAAAACGATCAAGAAGATTTAGGCGGTTCCAACGAAGAACCGCCTAAAGCACCCCCCACATTATCCGAAATGGGCATAGACAAAAAGCTGTCTGCCCGATCCCAAAAACTTGCTCAAGTTCCCGAGCAAGAATTCGAAGAAACGCTTGCCGAGCACAGGGAAAACATCCGTGCCGAGAATGCGCGAGTTGTTAAAAAGCTTGAGCGAAAAGGCGAGAAGAAGGGCGGGGATTTTGACTTCGACGCCAGCCGCGAAATCGACCGGCTGATTGCTGAGAATGACGAGCTTAAAGAGCGGCTTTCCGAAATGTCAGAACAACTCGGCGAGGCTATCAAGGAAAACGAAGCCTTTCTAAAGTTCGTTGAGGCGGACGATAAATTGAGCGCGGCATGGACTGAAATTAAGCGACTCAATACTTATATCAAGACCGTCGAATCACAACGTGACGGCTTAATGAATAAGGTAAACGAGCAAATCAAGCTCATTAAGTACTGGAAGAAAAAAGCCGAGACGGAGATCCAAAAGGGGTATGGAACATGAGTTATACCCAAAAGAATTTCGAAAGACGACAACGCATAAACCGCGCTCTATCAACAATCCAGTTCAGCGACTACGCATTTCAACTTGAGGTCGCAAAGGAGTGGGCAGAGCAGGTAATCGCTCAGATTCAAGTCAACATGGCCATCGAATTCTTTGGGGACGATGATGATGACGACCATGCTGCGGCGTGATCTTTTTGACGACGACGCGCCGAACTATCAAAGCGAGAGTTTCCCGGAGCCGCGTCCGTTCCAAAACGCCGCGCACGAGCGTCTACGCGCCAACGCCAAACTCCACAGAGCACAAATGATCATGGCCCCGACCGGAGCGGGAAAAACTTACCTCGGGATGCGGATCATTCACGAGGCGCTTAAAAAAGGTAAGCGAGCAATCTTCGTCTGCGACAGGACGACTCTCATCAATCAGACCAGCGCAGTAGCCGACGCGTATGGGCTAAGCGCTCACGGCATCATCCAGGCCGATCATTGGCGTGTAGATAAGCGCATGCCGTTTCAGATTGCCAGCGTTCAGACTCTGGCGCGGCGAAACTGGCCGGAAGCGGACGTGATCGTGATCGATGAGGCTCACACGATGTATTCCGCATGGGTAGATCACGTTAAGAGCTGCCGATCAGCTGTAATCGGTCTGTCTGCGACACCGTTTAGTCTTGGCCTTGGGCAGATTTTCACGAATTTGATCAATGCCGCGACGATGCACGAATTGACGCAATCCGGCGTTCTGGTTCCGTTGCGTATTTATTCCTGCACGAAAGCCGACATGCGCGGCGCGGCTACTGCTGGCGGCGAATGGACTGACAAGGCCGCCGAAGAGCGCGGCATGGAGATCATAGGCGATGTCGTCGCCGAGTGGTCTAAGTTCGCCTACGGGAAAAAGACTATCGTATTCGGCGCGACTATCAAGCATTGCGAAGAAATGGCGAGGCAATTCAACGACGCCGGGATTATGGCGTCCGTGTTTACGTCCCGTACGACGGAAGCCGAGCGAAAAGTATTGCTTGATGAGTACCGCAAGCCGGATTCGATGATCCGCGTTTTGATTTCCGTCGAGGCCCTGGCAAAGGGGTTCGACGTGAAGGACGTGGAATGTGTCTGTGATTGCCGTCCCCTTCGAAAGTCCCTCTCCACCGCGATTCAGATGTGGGGCAGAGGTCTCCGTTCATCGCCTGAAACCGGGAAAACTGAATGTTATTTGCTTGATTTCAGCGGAAACATCATCCGGTTCGCGGACGATTTCAGCGAAATCTTTTACAACGGGCTGGATGCGCTCGATTCTGGCGAGAAGCTGGATAAGGTCATTCGGCGCGACGATGAAAAACCCGTCAAGGCATGCCCGTCCTGTGGATTCTCGCCGTTCGGACGGAAGTGCATCGCCTGCGGGCACGAGGCAATAACTCAAAGTCTCGTTGAGCATCTGCCTGGAGAGATGCGGGAAATCATGGTGGGCAAAAAGAAGGCCGCCGACGATGCCAGGCATCTTTGGGAACAGTGCTGCACCTATGCGAGGTCCCATAGCCAGCCGGAAAGAGCCGTAGGCAGGGCATTGCATTTATTTAGAGGCATATCGGGCATGGATGTTCCTAAGGGTTTGCCACGTTTTCATGACACGCCAAACACCCAGATTACGCGGGTTACGCTTAACAAAATCCGGCAAATGAACATCGCATACAGCAAATCGATTAGGGCTGCCGGGTGATGGACTTCATTCATTTCGCAGCTTCTCACGGAGTTGAAATCCAACGGCTCTATCCATCCGATCGAATTCAGCGTTGCCCGACGACAACTCACCCGAACAAGAAAAACGGGGCGTATTTTTTCGATGGTCGACGCGGTTTTGTGTGGAATTGGGAAACAGGATGCGGGGTGCAATGGTGGAACGACCCTAATTCAAACGGCTGGAGCGAACAGGAAAAACGCGCCTGGGCGGATCGGCAAAGACAGGCTAGACAAGACAAAGCAAGACGGCAAGCCGATGCGGCTATCAAAGCCTGGGACCTGTTAAGAAGCGCTCAAGTCAAGCCACACGGCTATTTGAAATACAAAGGCTTCCCCGAAGCGAAAGGGCTTGTTTTGCCAGATGGAGCGCTCATGGTGCCGATGCGCGATTGCCAAACCAACGCACTCATTGGTGCGCAGATGATAAGTCTCGTTAACAACGAATTTGAAAAGAAGATGCTCTACGGCCAGCGCTCAAAAGGCGCTGTATTCAGGATAGGGCACAAAAACGCGACAGAAGCGATTTTATGCGAAGGGTACGCAACCGGGTTAAGTATCGAGCTTGCTGCAAAACGGCTAAGCCTGGATGCGTCCATCGTGGTGTGCTTCAGCGCTTCGAATCTGGTTTATGTAGCAGGCATCATCGGTTGCCGTAGGAAGTTGGTATTCGCCGATAACGATAAATCGTTCACCGGCGAACGAGCGGCGCTCGAAACCGGGCTGCCGTATGTGATTAGCAACACGGATGGGCACGACGCGAATGACGATCACAAGAAGTTCGGAATTCTTAGCGTCTGCACGAAATTGATGGAATTGATGGCGCAATAGCGCAAACGTACTCCGCACGATAGCAGGGGCCTACGCGGGCCGCTCGGAAGAAAACGCGTAGTGGGTAACCAGCACAAAGCTGGCGGTGCAACTCCGTAACAATCCCACCGACTGGCCGAATCCCGAAGTCGAGGGCATACGGTAACGACCACCAAATCCGTAGCATCGGGAACCCCGAAAAGGGGGTGGACCTCCCCCCATATCCCAAATCCATGGGGTAGGGGGCCTTTTGGTGGACCAACTGAGGTTTAGATGTAAGTGGAGAAATAACGAATGTACCTCGTCAAGCGCCCGAACGGTTCGTTCATGCCGGCCTACCCGCTGGACGCGGAAGAGGCCAAGCGGTTTGGCGTGGGCGAGATCGTGCAGGCCAAGGTCACCAAGCCGCGCAATCCGAAATTTCACCGGAAATTTTTTGCCCTGCTCAACGTCGGGTTCGACTACTGGACACCAAGCGCCGAATACAAGGGCCGGGCGGTCGAAAAAAACATGGATCGGTTCCGCGAGGAGGTGACGATTCTGGCCGGGTTTTACGACGTCGTGGCGAGCCTGGACGGTTCTGTGCGGCTGAAGGCGAAAAGCATAGCGTTCGCGAACATGGAGGAGGACGAGTTCGAACGGCTGTATTCGGCGGTGATCAATGTGATTTTGCAGAAGGTTTTGACTACCTGGACGCGGGAGGATTTAGACGATGTTGTCGATCAAGTTTTGAGGTTTGCGGCATGAAACTATCCATTGAATCCTCAACCTGCCTGGATCACCGCGAGGTGGATCGGCTCAAGCGGCTGAAATCCGAATCGCTCCCGCTCGAAATGCTCGGCGCTATCGAGCGGCGCGAGTTCTGCCGTGTGACGATCCTGGGCGAACCGCTGTTTGCCGACCGGATCACCGGGACGCTGTATCGGCTGGACGGTACGCCGGTGTCGGGCACGGCAGGGTCGCGGATCGTATTCAGCGCAAAACCCACGGCCAAGATTCCGCGCGACGTGGAGGACGCCAACAGCCTGGCGGCGTTCACGATCAACCGGGATGCAACGCAGAAACGGCGCGTCGGCAGGCCGAAGAGGGCGGCGGCATGAGCGACTATCGATTACCGCACGACGTAGCCCGCTGTCAGGGCCAGGATTGCCCGAAACGGACGACATGCCTACGGCACCTGGCCTTGAACGATGTCGGGCCGCGTACGCCGTTTTACGGGCGGCTGTGTGGCGGGGCGGACTGGACGAGTTATCTACCGATTGAGCAAACCGAGCCGGCGGGTTCCGGCGATTAACTGAGAGGTAAAACATGAGCGAATTTAAAAACTATCGCAAAAAAAGCATCCAGCCTATGAGGCCCTATATTCCTGGCGAAGATCTGACGGGTGTTTCTGTCTCAGCAGCTGATACGCCGGAAGACGGCGGGATGATCGCTGTAAATCCGGCAAATCAGAATGACCGGTGGTATGTCGCAAAGGCGTTTTTTCAAGAGAATTACGAATTAGCCGAATAGCTACGTGACCCGCAATGATCCCACAAGACTACCAACACCCATCCTCATCGGCGGACCTACCCCGGACATCCCGGACGACCGGCGAACGTGCGGAGAGTGCGCGAGGTTCGACGGGTATTATTGCCGGCAGGATCGCAGCAGGCGGCACCCGGACGTTAAGCTGCGGTGCCGGTGGTTTAGGGAGCGATTGAGCCATGCAAAGACCTAAGCCGCTGCCGAAGAGAACGCCGAAGGGCATGAACGGCACGGAGCGGAAATATGCCGAGATTCTGGAGCTAAGGAAGAAGGCTGGCGAAATCATTGACGCGAAATATGAGGGGATCACGCTGAAGCTGGCTGACGGATCGCGTTATACGCCCGACTTTTTCGTCACGTTTCCGGGGCATATCGAGTGCCACGAAACCAAAGGCGGATTGTTCCGAGAGGCGGCACGGGTGCGGCTTCTGGTGGCGGCAGAACAGTTTTGGCAGTTTAGGTTTGTGTTGGTCCGGTACGTCAACAAACAGTGGAGTTTCGAGGAAATATGACCGACCGATTTATCACCGTCCTGGCGTTTGCCGTTGCGCTCGTCTGCGTGGCCTTGTCGCTCGTGCCGCATGGGGTTAGGTGGGTGAAGGGGTGGCGGGCATGAGGCGCTGTACGAAATGCGGCTGCGAAAAGCCGGTGACGGAGTTTCACAGGCATTCGAAACGCGGATATCAGACCTGGTGCAAGGCGTGCAAAAACTCGCAGCACAAAGAGTATTGGGAGCGTCGCGGACGGGCGGTTCGGTTCGGACTAAATCCAGTGGAGCCGTATGTCGGATCGCGACGAGGCAACGCAAAGATCGACGAGCACGACGTTTGTTTGATCAGGCAATTGCGCGATTTGCACGCAAAAGAGGTAGGCGAAAAATTCGGGCTGTCCGACGGACATGTTAGGGCGATATGGCGGGGCGCAACATGGCGGCACGTGGCATGAGACCTGAGCAGATCAAATGCCGGTATTGCGCACGGTGGAAAATTCCGTTTAGCGATCCGTTCGGTTGGTGTTTGATCCATAAAAAATTGACCGATCCGGACAATAAATGCCGGGATTTTGTCCGCGAGCCGGGCGCGGACGATGACATAGACGAGGGTGAATAATGAACGGTATAGACGCGGCGCAACTCAGAGATTTGATCATACGCCCGACGCTGGAATCGCTCGGGATGTACAGCAAGGCGGCGGAACAGCTCATACTCGGAACGGCATGCCATGAGTCGGAGTGCGGGCAATGGCTGAAACAAATCAGGGGCCCGGCACTTGGCATCTACCAAATGGAGCCCGCCACCCACGGCGATATCATCAACAACTGGCTGATGCACAATGCCGACCTGTATGGGCGCGTCATGCGTGTGGTTGGCGATGGGCGGTTTAGCGCTGACCGACTGGTGTACGACCTGCGGTATGCGACGGTGATGTGCCGGCTGCATTACCGTCGCAGGCCGGAGCCGTTGCCGGAGGCGGGGGATTGGGAGTCGATAGCTGGGTACCATAAGAAGTATTATAATACTTATCTCGGTAAATCTACGCCAGAAAAGTTTATGGCTGGCATAAAACGATTTGAAATAGATAGGTTATATGTATGAGCGATTTATCTGGAAATAGATATGGTAAGTTAATTGCTATTGAGTCTGCGAAGAAAGGCAAGCGGCCGGCGTGGCTATGCAAATGTGACTGTGGAAATAAAAAAGTAATTCGGGAAGATGCGTTAAAGTCAGGCAATACAAAATCGTGCGGGTGCGCAGGTAGTAGGGAATGGATCGGTAAGCGTTTTGGGTATCTTGTTGTTATTGAGAAATTAGGTAATAGACGTCTTAAGTGCAAATGCGATTGCGGCAATGAGGCTGTCGTTTTTGATTGTAACTTGCCAAGAGGAAATACAACGTCATGCGGATGCCGATGGAAAAGAGAAGTTGCAGAGAAGAAAAAACATGGTGGGACCGGATCACCAGAATATAGATCATGGTCCATGATGAAAAATAGATGCCTTAACCCTAATGAAGCAAAGTATCCATATTATGGAGGCAGAGGAATTTCTATTTGCGAAGCTTGGGTTAATAGCTTTGAGCAGTTTTTAAAGGATATGGGGCCTAAGCCGTCGCAACAGCACTCAATAGACCGCATAGACAACAACGGTCCTTATTCTCCTGAAAACTGCCGATGGGCAACTAAAAAAGAACAGGCCAATAATAGAAGACCAAAAGGCAAGGGGCGGCCAGAACAGTTTTTAGCTGCAGTGCAACGTTTTGGAGTTGACAGACTCGCATGACAAGACGACGCACCCCACGCGATATCGTGATCGACATGTTGGTCCGATGGGGCGAGCACGAGGCGCTAGGGCTCTATGCTGCCGCAGCCGAGCGGTCGATACTCGGGCGCATCCGAGACGGCGGCAGTCATCCTCCATGCGGGGGCAGTCGACCGTTACCGCCGGGGATATGGATTCCGGCTGACGTGATGGAGATGGGGCGGATTTTGGCGCACATGACCGATTCGGGGTATGCTGGGCCTCGGTATGTGCGCGTTTTGACGGATAAATTCGTCAGGCAGCAGGAGATTTCAGGCGGCGCTCACGAACGGATGTATGAGCGGGCGGTAAAGCGAGTTGTGGAGATTTGGCTGTCCGGTGTGTGTCGGATTGAGAAAAAATCGGGCTAGCTATTGCAAACTGTCGGTTTGTGCTATAGTGCTAGATAAGTTCGGCAACTGCCGAAAAAGAAACCCGCCTAGTCAGCGGGTTTTTTATTGGCCGTAGCTTTTTTTAATCGCTTATGCTTCGACTTGCACGCCGGTTTGGGGCATACGACCGCGTATTCGTATCCCTCGAACCGCTCCCCGCACACCGGGCAGATGTGCGGGACTTTGCGGCGGAGTGATTGGAGGGCGGCGCCGGGGTTAGTCATGGATTATTTCGCCGATGCGGCTGCCTAGCCAGACCCCATGATTATCGATGATGGCCACAGTGCCAGCGTGATAAATCAGCACCCCATCCTCGATGTAATCGGATTCGCAGACGTGGACCGGAGTACCGACGTGCGGATACTCCCCTTGTCCATAGGCTACATTTCTAAAACTGGCCGTACGTCCATCGCTCAGCGTCGCTACGACCTCGTGAAAGGTCTCGGTGCTACCGATCGGTTTTGATTCGGTTATTTTCAACATCGTCTTATCTCCTGTTCTGCCCGTCCGGGGCGGTGGGTTGTTAATTAATCTTTTCGAATGTTCCGGAGCGCTTACTCCAGAACGAGGGTTTTCCTTCCAGGCCGGATTCCTCATTATTGAGGAATTCGTGTTCTGTAATGGCGATCCAGGCTAGTGGATCGTCGGCGAATTCCAGGGCTCTTAAGCCCTGTTCAGAGTAGAACAGGGTGTGTCCGTCGTGTTCTACGACGACGACCGGTACCGTGATGTTTTTCTCGCGGTCGGCTAGATAGTGCTGGCCGTCACGGTGGAAGTGTGCAAAACGTTTCATTTTTTTCGTCTCCCCTTGTTTCGCCTTGGGCCAACCCCTCAGCGTTGGGTATAGATTTATTCATCATAGACTGCGCGTCTAACCAGTTCTCGTTGTCTATCGGTGAGCTCGGTTTCCTGAAGGGTTTCGAACCGACTCTTACAGATGTATCGGAACGCTTCGGAAATTGTTTTGAAAGCCTTTTTAGGCTTGAAGCATCCGAGATCAATCACCCATCTCGGGTTATCGACTCCTGAATAAATGGCATCTTTCCGTTCAGATGCGGAGGCTTTTCGGATTTCTTGTCCCAATTTTCCAACTATGGCATTCGCTGTTTCTAGTGTGACCGTTTTCATTTTCGTCTCCCCTTGTTTCGCCTCGGGCCAACCCCTCAGCGTTGGGTATAGATTACTACCACATGCGCATGTAGTCCAATAACATTTGGTTATATCAATCGGTGTTTTTATGTCTGAAGCGTTATTTATCATTATCGGCCTAGCCGGACTTTGGGCGCATTGGCTCAAACGGTACTGGCGCGGACAGACGCAAAACACATTTTGGTGCTACCTGTTCCGCTGCGAGGTTCGGGCTACAAAATCCGCGTTTCTCGCATTCGGGGTCTCCATGTTCGGCTATCTGGCAACCGAGCCGTCGCTGACCGTGCAATCGGCCTATGCCGCGTTCGGGATCGGCTACATGATTGATAGCGCGGTTAACAACGGATGATTTACCTGATTATCGGCATTGCGCTACTCATTGCCGGGTTATGGGCCGCGCTCAGAATTGCGATGGCCAATAAACGCGCAGCCGAGGAGCGAGCCGAGCGCGAGGCGGAACGGGCGGACGTGGCCGAGATGGTGGCCAATGCGCAGCAACATACAGCCGAGCGAGTGCGCGAGGTCGAACAGCAACACCGGGATAGGCAACGGGCCGATGAGCAACGCATCAGCGCTGGCATACGCGATCATTTCGACAATGATGGTTAGTGGCTGCGCTCCGCGCGTCGAGCATCGCTACATAGAGCGGCACATCGTCGCGCCCCCGGCTCCGGTATTGCCGCGAATCAAGGCGAATGAACTCGAATGCCTGTCCGACGATGTGTACCGTCGACTCTACGAACGCGAGCGGCTGCGCCGAGAGGATAGCGAGCGGTTGCGGGCGATTATCCACAGCACCGAACCAAAGGGCGTCAAATGAGCTGTATCGGCGAAAAATTCATAGCGCTAAAACTCATGAGCGCTAAATTTCCATTTCTCATTGCGGCAGCTGGGGGAGCACAAATTAACACCGCTCGAATCGTCGAGGCATTACTGATTGCCGCGCTGACGGGCGGCGGCACCTATGGCGCTCTCAAATCGGATATCGATCATCTACGCGATCAACAGGCGCAGATGCGGGATGATCTGAGGCAACTCAGACAGGATTTGTATGTGCCGCGATCAGGATATCCCGAGGTGCGGCAGTGAGACCGAAATTCCTGCCCCGCAAACTCGGCATAGAGTGGCCGCAGTGGGTACGGTGGGTGAGGGCGATAGTTAGGGTGCACTTGAGATGGAAATAGCGCAAATTGTGTGGCTTATGGCTAATAGTTGCGTTCCAACGAGAGAAATTGAGGTGATTGTGTATGACGCATCTGTGGGGCAGGTGACGACGGGATATTTTGATGGAAAATGGCATACATACGCCGATGATTGTGATGTTATGGTTACTCATTGGGCGTTTTTGCCTCTTCCCCCGGGTGAGGGCGATAGTTAGGGTGCACTGTAAAAAACAGTGAAAAACAATGGCGTTCAAAAAAGGAAATACAGGCAATCCGAACGGAAGACCTAAAGGATCGCCGAACAAAACGACAAAGGCGCTCAAGGAGATGATTCTCGGCGCTCTCGATCAGGCGGGGGGCGAATCGTACCTATTGCAGCAGGCGCGGGAGAATCCGAATGCGTTTTTGACGCTGGTGGGTAAAGTTTTGCCGACCACATTGGCGGGCGATCCCAATAACCCAGTGACAGTTACAACAATCAAGCGTGTCATCGTTAGGCCTGGAGATTCCAACCGCTGAGGTATTCGAGCCGCTGTTACAGCCGAGCCGGTACAAAGGGGCGTGGGGCGGGCGAGGGTCGGGTAAATCGCATTTTTTTGCGAGTCGACTGATTGAGGACTGCTTAGCAGAGCGCGGCATGCGAGCGGTCTGTATTCGCGAGGTTCAGAAGTCGCTCAAGGATTCGGCCAAGCGACTCGTTGAAGATAAGCTCAAGGATTTCCGATTGGGTGAGGCGCATGGGTTCAAAGTTTTCCGCGAAGTCATTGAAACGCCCGGCGACGGCGTCATCACGTTTCAGGGTATGCAGGATCATACGGCGGAGTCGATTAAATCTCTCGAGGGTTTTGGCCGGGCGTGGGTGGAAGAGGCACAAACTCTCTCGGCTAGATCGCTGGCGCTCTTACGCCCCACCATTCGCGCTCCGGGCTCTGAACTTTGGTTTAGCTGGAACCCGAGGCGCAAGCAAGATCCAGTAGACGCGATGCTGCGCGGCTCTGAACTCCCAACCGGCGCTATCGTCGTAAGGGCGAACTGGTCGGACAATCCGTGGCTGCCACCAGAACTCAATCAAGAGCGCCTCGACTGTCTCAGGCTCCAGCCCGAGCAATACGATCACATCTGGGAAGGCGGTTACGCGACGATCACCGAGGGCGCTTACTACGCCAAGCAGCTAGCCGAAGCGAGAGCTCAAGGGCGCATAGGGCGAGTCGCTCGCGATCCCTTGATGACCATCCGCGCCTATTGGGACATCGGTGGGACGGGGGCAAAAGCGGACGCGTGTGCGATCTGGATAGCGCAATTTATCGGGCGCGAGATTAGGGTGCTCGACTATTACGAGGCCGTCGGCCAGGAATTGGCCGAGCATGTTGCATGGTTGCGTATGCGCGGATACGAAAATGCGCTCTGTGTTCTTCCGCACGATGGCGCACAGTATGATCGAGTCTACCGGGTCAGCTACAAAAGTGCGCTTCAGGACGCCGGGTTTGATGTCGATATCATCCCAAATCAAGGTACAGGGGCTGCTTCGGCGCGTATCGAGGTGGCGCGTCGAATGTTCCCGTCTATGTGGTTTCACGAGGAAACGTGTAAAGCCGGTATCGACGCGCTTGGCTGGTATCACGAAAAGAAAGACGAGGAGCGTGGCGTCGGGCTCGGACCGGCACATGATTGGTCGTCACATGCTGCGGATGCGTTTGGAAATATGGCAATTCATGCCGAACGGATGAACGAAATCAACCACTATGAGCCTGAATACTACGACTACGAAACCGGGCGCTCCGGCTGGACGGGATATTGATGTCGGCGTAATGGCATTCCACCCGGACGATCCCATGCACATGCCCTGCTACGAGTCTAGACATGACCGCTAACTATCCTGATATGAGTCCGGTTATCCCTATGTGCGCTGTATGCGGAAAGCCGGTAGATCGCATGGAGATGTTCGACGACCCGCTGGCGTGGCGTCGTGTTTATACCGCCTATTGCCACGGCGAAACCGAGGAAACGGTAATCTCGCGCGAATTAATGGAGGATGCGATAAGCATATCAGCCGGCGTGGCATTTAGTCAGAAGCGAATCACCGATGGCCGCTAACCCGCTCGACCTCCAAGCGCTCATGCAAGGCGGCATTATGGCGCAAATGCCCGAGACGTCTGCGCCCGTCGTCGTCGCGCGGCAAGAGCCGCCGAAGCGCATTCCGCCGAAGCTCAAGAAGCTCATGGAGTCGGTTAACATCGCCGCCGACCTGGACGATGATACGCTGAACCGGATTGGCGAGCGGGTCGTGAAGGAAGCGGAAATCGACGATGAATCCCGCTCCGACTGGCGCGAGATGATGCGCGAAGCCATGAAAGTGGCTCGGCAGGTGAAGGAGGCCAAAAACACGCCGTGGCCGAACGCGGCTAACATCAAATATCCGGTGATCGCGACGGCGGCGATCCAGTTCGCGGCACGGGCGTATCCCGAGTTTATCCGGGGCGACAAGGTTGTCGATGGAAAAGTGATCGGCAAGGATTCTGACGAGCAGAAAAAAGCCAAGGCCAAGCGGATCGGCGAGTTCATGTCCTGGCAATTACTGGATGACATGAGCGGATGGGACGAGGACACCGACCGGATGCTCCATGTTCTGCCGATTACCGGGCTCGTGTGGCGCAAAACGTACTATGATCCCATCAACGAGCGCCCGTGCTCCGAGTTTGTCCTCCCGGACGATGTCATCGTCAACTACTGGACCAAATCGCTAAATCGTTGCCCGCGCATCACGCACCGGCAGGAGTTTTATCCCAACGAGATTTACGAGCGGCAGGAGGCGGGTGTCTGGCTCGATGTCGATTTCTCGAACGCGCAGACGACCGAAAAGCACACGCCCGAGGATCACAGCGCCCCAATCGAGTTTTACGAACAAATCCGGCTAGAAGACCTGGACGGCGACGGCTATCAGGAGCCGTACATCGTTACGGTGCACAAGGACAGCAGCAAGGTCGTCAGGATTTATGCCTGTTACGACGAGGATTCCATTCAGCTCACCAAGGCCGACAAGCTGCGACGGATCGAGCCGTTCGAGTATTGGACCAAATACGGTTTTATCCCGGCCCCGGATGGATCGTTCTACGACATCGGGTTCGGCGTGTTGTTGAATCCCCTAAACGAAACGATAAACACGCTGTGCAATCAGTTGATCGACGCCGGCACGCTCGCGAATACCGGGGGCGGGTTCATCGGCAAGGGGCCGCGAGGTCTATCCGGGCCGATCAAGTTCAAGCCGGGCGAGTGGAAGCAGATTGACGCAGGCGGGACCGATCTCAAGAATGCTATCGTGCCGTTGCCTGTGCGCGAACCGTCGGCGGTGCTGTTCAACCTACTGAGCTTGCTCCTTGAGGCGGCGAATAAGCTTTCTACCGTGTCGGACGAGATGACCGGGCAAAAAACCAGCCCGAACGAACCGGCTACGTCGACGCTCGCCCGCATCGAGCAGGGCATGAAGGTGTTCAACGGCATTCATAAGCGGCTATACCGCTCGATGTCTCAGGAGTTCAAGAAGCTGTTCAGGCTGAACCGGGACTATTTGTCCGATGAGGAATACCAGACCGTATTGGACGATCCTAACGCCGTCGTAGCAGTCGATTTCGACGGCAAAACGGCGGACGTGAAGCCGGTGGCCGATCCGAATATTTCGTCAGATCAACAACGGATGGCGAAAGCTCAGGCCGAGTTTCAGATTGTCGGCGCGGCGGGCGGAGACGTGCAGGAAGCCGGAAAAGCGGCGCTCCAAGCGGTCGGCTCCGAGAATGTTGAGCGGTTTTTCCCGCCTTCCGATCCGAATGCGCCTCCGTCGCAGGAGCAGGCCATGACCCAAGCCAAAATTGACGAAATGCAAAAGCGCCTGGAGATGGACATGCAGAAGCAGCAAGCGCAAATGCAATTGGATGCCGCCAAGGCGGAAATGGAAATGGGCCTGAAAGAGCGGCAGATGCAAATGGACGCCGAGATCAAGGAGCGTTCGCACATGCGGGACTTGGAGCATCAGGCGAAGCTCCGTGAAATGGACCACAAAGGCGCGGCGGGTTATGCGTTCGAGGAGTTGTACACGCAGATGAACGCCATGGTTCAGCAGCTCGGCGCGACTCAGCAGGCGCTTGCGATGCTAGCCGAACAGATGCAGGCGCAAAAGGCGGTCGGTATTCAGCCCGTTCGGGAGAATGGCCGGATTGTCGGCGGCGTCATCCAGTGGGCCGACGGTTCGCAGGATGAGGTCAGGATTCAGTAACGCAAACCATCACGCGAGATAAGCCCGCCTAGTGCGGGTTTTTTATTGTCGGGAGACAACATGAGTAAGGGCAACACGTTCGAAAACGACCTTTTGAAATTGATTTTCAATGCCACGGCTATCGCCAATATTGCGGACAACGCGGCAACGTCTCCGCTGACTAATCTGTACGTCTCGTTACATACGGCTGACCCCGGCGAAGCGGGAGACCAAACCACGAACGAATGCGCCTACACGTCGTATGCGCGGGTAGCGGTGGCGCGGTCCGGGTCCGGCTGGACGGTGACGAATAACAGCGTTTCACCGGCAGCAGAGATTAGTTTCCCGGCGGCGACGGGCGGCACCGAGACCGCGACGCATTGGGGTGTCGGCACGGCATCGAGCGGGGCGGGGAAACTCCTATATAGCGGCACAGTATCTCCCAATATCTCGATTTCGTCCGGCGTGACGCCGAAGCTCACCACGAGCACAGCAGTTACGGAAGACTGATATGACGCTCCTAACCGAACCCGTTCTCCGCGACCTATACGAGCGGTTCCAGCGCGAGAATACCGAGACCATAGGTATTACAAAGCCGGAACTTTACGCGGCATTCGAAGCGGTCGATGCGTATATCGAATCGGTGCTGCCAGGGTTTTACCAGGCGTTCACCGGGGCTGCGGCAACCATGACCCCGGCGCAGAAAAAGCACATCGCGTCGCTCATCGTCCGCAAGCGGTTCGAGGTATAAGCCATGGCGACGGTTCCTATTCGATTTCATCCGCGCTCGGGGATTCCGGCGGCGACAAACGGCGCGTCGCAGCAAACCCGCGAAGGGACGAATTTCCCTATCCCTGTTCTGCGATTCGACGGGGCTACGCAGCAAACCGCCTATTTCTATTTCCCGGCTGTAAATTACGGCAGTGGAAACCTCACGCTGACCATCTATTGGTACGCCGAGACCGGCACCACCGGCAATGTGGTGTGGGAGGCGGCGATTGCGGCCATTACGCCCAATACCGATACGCAGGACGTGGAAACAAAGGCATTCGCGACGATCAACTATGTCCAGGACACTCACCTGGAGACGACCGGCAAAAGACTGCACTCCTGCGCGATCACGATCAGTAATCTCGATTCGCTGGCGGCAAATGATTGGGTCGTCTTGTCCGTTGCGCGAGATGCCGACAGCACGAATGCCACGGACGATGTGTCGGGCTATGCCGATATCGCGGACATGATTTTGAGCTACAGCGATACATAAATGGCGATTACCCTGGCCGGGTCAGGTAATGACCGGGTCGATTTCGGCGATATAGCCGCGATAGCCGGGGCCACGGCGATCACGGTTGCCGTGACGCTCAAGCCATCGGCGATCAATGCCGCAACGAACAATCGGGTCATCCATCAATGGGCGTCGTCAACATTCGGCGCGTTTTTGATACAGGTGGTCGACACCGACGAGCTAGGGTTTACGGTCCGTAACGGCTCGTCGTTGTATGGCCCAAAAACGACCGCGTTAAACCTGACCGCAGGCAATACCTACCGTATTGTGGCCCGTATCGGCGGGCTAGGCGGCACGAAAACCCAATCGATTTGGGTCAACGGGTCGGCGGCAACGACCACGGCATGGTTTTCGGGTAGCCCTACCACCATTCAGAACTCCACTTCGTCGGTACAGACCGGACACGAAACGGCGGAAACTATGGACGGCGTTGACGGCGACTATTCCGAGGCCGCGATTTGGCTGGAGTCTGTGCCGGATTGGGTGGCCGAGGCGTACGGGCAGGGCTACACGGCGCTGGTTTACCAAAAAAACCAGCTTTTATACGCGCCCCTGGAGAATACGTCTCGAACGAACGACATTGTCGGCGGACTGACGGGCACGTTAACGGGCGGCGCGACGGCGGACCATCCGAGGATCATCTATCCGGCGTGGCCGGAGATCATTTTGTCGGCGGCTGCGGCAGCCGATTCATCGGGTGCTGGCTCGTCATCCGGTTCGTCGACCGTCGCAGGCGCAGGCGCGTCCATCAATGCGCAAGCCGGGGTGTCTGCGGGGTCTGCGTCCGTGTCGGGCGTTGGCGCTTCAACCAATGCGCAGGCGGGCAGCAGTTCCGGTACGGCCACGGTTTCAGGCGTTGGCGCTTCGATTCACGAGGCGGCGGGTGCATCCGCCGGCACTGCAACGGTCTCCGGAGTTGGTGATTCGACATCGGCGGGGTCTGCGGCAGGATCGTCAGCGGGC